TTAGTCCATCTTCACCCATCATACGAATATACATCCAAACTATTGGAAGTATAGATGCACTACCATATTCTGCTGCTGATACTTTCTGATCTATAAATGGTGCTAGATGTTCTGCAACACCAATAGGACCTACACCAGGTCCTCCACCTCCATGTGGTATACAGAATGTCTTATGTAAGTTTAGATGTGCTACATCTACACCAAATTCACCAGGTTGACACAATCCTACCTGTGCATTAAAGTTTGCACCATCCATATAAACTTGTCCACCAAACTCATGTACAATGCTACAGATCTCTTTGATGTTTTGTTCGTATACACCGTGAGTAGATGGGTATGTAATCATCAATGCTGCTAGTTCATTTGCTTCTAAACATGCTTTGAGTCTTAAATCGTGTATGTCTATGTTACCTTCACTATCACATTTAATACCTACTACTTTCATACCTGCCATGACTGCTGATGCAGGATTTGTACCATGTGCTGACTCTGGTATCAGGCATATATTACGTTTAAAATCTGCCTTTGATTCATGATAATCTCTGATTGCTAGTAGTCCTGCATACTCACCTTGTGCACCTGAGTTAGGTTGAAAAGTCATTGAGTGAAAACCAGTAAGATCACATAACCATTCTGATAAATCTTTGATTATTCTATCATATCCTAGTATTTGACCACCTGGTGTATGAGGATGTACGTTAGCAAACTCTTCCCATGATACAGGAGTAAGTTCTGATGCTGCATTTAGTTTCATAGTACAACTACCAAGTGGCATCATACCATTTATCAATGAAAAATCTTTTGATTCTAACTCATGGATATATCTCATCAAGTTAGTTTCACTTCTATACTTGTGAAATACTTCTTGTTCTAACCATGGTTTAGTTCTCTCTGGTATATTACTCCATACATCATCTACACAACTATCCCATACACTAATAACAGTTGTTTGATTTGAATCAAATGAAACCTGACTATTAATAATACTGTATATTGTCTCAAATGTGGTAGTTTCATCTACAGATAATGTAGTCCAACCATTTTTTATAGTCACATTATACCCATCAATCATCCTGATAGATTTAAATTTTACGGTGTCAAATCCATCACCATCTACTACCTCTATTCCACACCATTTTAAACAACGAAGTAGAGTTTGTCTTAATAACCAGATCCGTCTTGCTATCTTTTTCAATCCTTCAGGTCCGTGATAGATTGCATAGAACGCAGACATATTTGCTAGTAGTGCCTGTGCTGTACAAATATTACTTGTTGCTTTATCTCTTCGTATATGTTGTTCTCTAGTCTGTAATGCTAATCTATATGCAGGATCACCATTTGTATCTTTAGATAATCCAACTATTCTACCTGGTACTTTTCTTTTATACTTGTCCTTACACGCAAAGAATGCAGCATGAGGACCACCAAATCCCATAGGTATACCAAATCTCTGCATACTACCAACTGCAATATCAAATCCCCATTCACCTACAGGTTTCATAAGAACCTGACACATTGGATCTACTATCGCAATCTTCATACACTTATAAACTTCTGCACATCTTAACAACCCATCACAATGACGTAACTTACCATGACGATTTGGAAGTTGAACTAATAATCCAAATGCATCAGTGAAGAATGCCATTGGTATCGAACCATCTAAATCAAGTTTAATTATATTAATACCTAATGGTTTTGCTCTTGTTTCTAACACCGCAAGAGTTTGTGGAAATATTTTATCATCAACCACAAAATCTGTTTTTTTACTTTGATTAAAAGCGAGTATCATTGCTTCTGCTGCTGCAGTTGCTTCATCTAATAATGATGCATTTGCAACTGGTAATCCAGTAAGTTCTGTAATCAGTGTTTGATAATTAAATAATGCTTCTAATCTACCCTGTGATATCTCTGCCTGATATGGTGTATAAGATGTATACCATGCAGGATTTTCAAATACATTTCTCTGTATCACTGGTGGTGTAATCGTGCCATAATATCCTTGACCAATCAAACTTCTTTTAACAATATTATGTTGTGCAATATCTTTTAATTCTGTAAGTGCCTGTTGCTCACTACAACCCTCTGGTAATTTACTATCACCACGAAGTAAGATTGAATCAGGAACGATTTCTCTTACCAATTCATCGATGGTAGATAGACCTAAATCAGCAAGCATTTTTCGTTGCTCTGATTCTGAAGGTCCGATATGACGTTTTAAAAATTCTGACATACTATCCGCTAATCATATCCTCATCCATACTTTTGTTTCGGATGATAATAGTGTTGTTTTCATAGTCAGGATAAAACTCTAAGATGTCATCATTATCCCAACACATCTCTTCATAAAGCATATTAAGTTTCTTCATGTCCTGATACATGTCTGATGGTCTTTCGTCCATTAAAATACTCCTGTATTGTAATTGAAGAGAAGTAACTCTTTTCTCATTTTTTGATTTCTCATATACTCTCCAACTGAACGCATCGTATATGTCAAATCAAATTCAGCACAATTCCAATCTTTAAATCGATCTTTAACTAATTGGTCTGAATTGTAACTTATAAGCATCTCTGAATTATATATTTCACAATTTTTTGCAAAGTCATCGTGGTCAAATTTTTTGTGTATAGAACCCTTCTTACCATATAAATTATCCTTGATATCGTATGGTGGGTCAAGGTATACAAATGTTTTTTCTCCATCTCCTAACATATGACGATAATCAACATTTGTAATGTACCAATCTTTAATTAACTTACTATAAACTGGTAACTTATCAATACCTCTCATTGAGAAGTTAGCGTCACTTGCTTGCTCTGAAAATGATGAAGATTCTGTAAGACCACTAAAAGAACATTTGTTTATAATATAAAAACAAACAGCACGGTCTTTATCTGATACATCTAAGTCATATAATTTTTCCTTTGCGTCCTCAAATAATCCTCTTGCAGAACCACGGTCAGGATATCTTGATTTTAGTTGTTGTAATTGACTATGTACATAATCTCCATCAACTTGTAGTCGTAACCAAAAATTATATAATGGTTCATATAAATCATTAACTACAATCTTTAGATTCGGATATTTTTTTGTAATTTGTAATGCAACACTACCACCACCTAAAAATGGTTCGTAGTATACATCATAATCTCTGAGGTCTGGAAAGAATGGTTCCATCTTTTTGCAAGCACGAGACTTGCCACCAGGATAACGAAGTGGTGTTTTAAAAGATTTAAGAGACATTAATCAATTGTTTCCCAAATGATATAATCATCAGGATCTACCATCATCTTGTAAGGTGATTGACCTGTACGTCTTCTATCTAATTCATCCCATTCCATTTGAATTTCAATTAATTCAGTAAGGTCTTTTACTGATTGTGACATTGATTGATATCCTGCACCAACAAAAATTTGTCCTGCCATTACTGCGACAGTGCAAGCACCCCAGAAAATATAATACTGATAGGATTTGATTTGTGCTTTAGTTTTAGCAAAAGTTGATTTAGTCATAATAATTGTTATTTGAATTCACACTCTACCATAATTTCAGTAAGTGCTGCTAGTAAGTTTATTTCTTGATCAGCAACAAATGCTATTTGGTACTGATATTTAGCGATAACTAACACAGCAGCAGGTATACTTGTTGGAATCATAGCATCGTATAAGTTATCATATATTTTTCTCAATAAGACCGATGGATCATTATCAAGATTAGAAACTACCCATTTACGAACCTCAGAGAAGTTCTTTTGTTTTAAATTTTTTATCAAATCATTAACTGCTACCTCAGAAAATGCTGCTAGTATTCCACTATCAATCTTACCACCAACAGAATATCTCTGACATTCATTCAACACTCTTCTCCAATCTGGAAAGTGTTTGTTTATCAACTCTGCTACAACTTTCTTATCACTCTCTACACCCTCCTTCTCTAGAATATAATTTATCCTAGTAAAAAATTGTTGTGCTATCTTTGGTTTATCCTTTTTGTTAACAGAGAAGTCAATAACACTGCAGCGTGAATGTAAGGGGCTAATAATCTTGTTCTTGTAGTTGCAAGTGAAGACAAATCTACAGTTGGCTGAGAACTCCTCAATAGACGCTCTGAGAAGGAGCTGTACGTCGGAAGTGGTATTGTCTGCTTCGTCGATGATAATGACCTTGTGACTTGCCTCAGACGCAAGAGAGACCGTTGCTGCGAAGTTCTTCGCATTGTTCCGAACAGTGTCGAGAAAACGTCCTTCATCCGATCCATTAATAACATAATAGTCTACTCCTAATTCTTTACATAGTGCTTTTGCTACTGTGGTCTTACCAATTCCTGGCGGACCTGAGAGCAACAGGTTTGGTATCTCACCTGCTGTTAAAAAATCCCTAAAAGTTTTCTTGATACTATCAGGGAGAATACAATCTTCAATTTTTTGGGGTCTGTATTTTTCAACCCATATAAAATCACTCATTATTTAAAACCTTTTGATTTTGGTTTTGGTTTGTCAATAACGTGAATAACTGTTCCTTCAAACCAAGGTGAACGACAATTATTCCACCACCATTCTTGAACCTCATCCCAAGATTCTACCACAAAAGATTTGTTTTGGCAAACTATCTTATAATGATGTCTGTCATAAAGTTTATCACTTGTTTGTGCAAACCATTGTGGGTCATCTTTCTCAATTAACTTAGTCATCATGATCATCCCAAGGATCTACTAAATTTTTATTTGCAAAGAATCCCTTATAAACACCATAACCTGCTAACAGGATAGTAATTACTGCAATTGAAATACCAAAAGTAAAATCAGGATTGAATGTAAAATGTGGTATTAAAGTATCATTACACTTAGCAATTTTATCTGGATCATTCCATGTACCAGGTAAAGTATATACTGGTGGGCAAGCTAAAAAAATCATTCCTCTGATCTCCATTGTTTTCTCATTTTAACATATGTTTCGTTTTTTGCAACTATATCACGAACCTTTTTAAATATGGTTGCTGACTTTGCATATTTACTTGTGGCATGATCTGGTTCTTGAGGTCTTACATTACCCTCACTATCATACTTTTTACCTGAGTTATGATTTGCATATCTTCTTGCACGAGTAAATCCCATTTCAAGAAACTTACGACACATATCCATACCGATGAAATCTTTTTCATCACGATAATCAAGATACATACCAAATATATGATTAGCAGATTCTACTGCTTCATCAGGAGTTTTGAATCTCCAATGATCACAAATAACGTTAGTATAAGGGCGAACCAATAGAACTCCTTGCTCTCCCCTTCCAATACGATAAAGTTTACGATTTCTCTCATCTTTAAAGTCAATGTTTTTGTAATCGAGTTCATAATCAAATTCTTTCATAACATTTAGATTTAGTGTTTGTGGATTCTAACCATTTACTTAAATATTCTACTGCACTTTCTGGTTCACAGTGTTCACCACAAGTAAAAATGTCACAATATGCAACACCTTTTTCTGGCCATGTATGAATACTTAAATGACTCTCTGCTAATAAAGCAAATCCAGTTACACCATGTGGTACAAACTTTTGAGTTTCTACTTTAATAACTTTTGAATGTGATGCTTCTGCTGCATGAAACAAACAGAATTTTATATGCTCTTCATCATTTAAAGTTGGGTAAGGACAACCCTCTAATTCAAATAGAAT